ACAGCAGCTTTCTCAGAGTATGTCAGCATGCGTTGCTCAAGTTCACCGCTTGGACCAGTCTTGGTCTCTAATTTAGTTAATTGAGTGGATAGGCCTTCCACTGTCTTCTCAAAAGTGGCCTGTGCTTGCTCTACTAGATAATTTTGATCTTCTGGGGCTGGTTGCCACAAACGGTCATTTGTACCCTCGTAGAAGTCAAGTTCTGTTAAAAATAGGCCGCCCCATTTATTTGGATTGTTGCGTTCATATTCAAATTGAAGATAACCATCATCAAAATTTCCAACATTAAATTGGAATGATTTCTTGATTGCTCTGTTTCCATCTAAAACAGGTCCATCTGTCCATCTTGGTTTGCCATCATAGATTAGCTGTTTTTCTTCAAAGTCAGAGATTGAACCTTTTCTGCGTTTGCAGAAATACACTTTGAACATTTTTGAATTGTTGTCAAATCCTAAAAAATTTAATGTATAGTCTGCATTTTGTTTGACAATGAAACGTGGACTTTTAATGACTGCACCGGGGCGCAATTCAAACATTCTCTTCTGGCCATTAAAATAGAATTTATGCGCTGTGAATGCTAATCTGTTATTTGCTTCGGTCCAATATTTCAACCCCTCATCTGCCCTTGAGTTCCTGAGCATGTTAGGGCCACCACCAACACCGATTGTGGTGAACTCTTCTTTGACTCCTGCCACCGTCTGCTCAACAAATGACCGATCAGCCTTGCCATTGGCCACATTAGTGAGGTCAGAGATGGCTTTTTCAGTAGTCTGCTCAAAGCGTGATTGTGCGCCTTGGACTCCTACAAATTGGCTTTGTGTTTGATCTTTGAAGTCATTGATTATTTTCTTGATATCTGCATCACTGGCCTTTAATTGGTCAGTAGTAGCCTTAAAGCCTTCCATTTTGACTTCAATGCCATTGTATTGAGCCTTAAACTCTTCCACAATTTCATTTTTGTTAGCTTGGTTTGCTGCTTTGATCTTCTCAGTGACTTGTGCTGAGATCTCCTCTTTGACCACTTCAGCTTGTGCTTTGGCTTGCTCGATTCCATTAGTGATCTCTTTCTCCAAAGCTCCTGCCTTGTCTTCAAAAGCCCTGTTAGCATTGTCAACCAATACTTTCAATTTCTTGTAGTATTCATCATCCTCTTGAGTCTTTTGGACTGTATCAAGGATTTCAGATGCTACATCAGAAATTCCATTTGAGCCTGATAGGCCTCCACCGTGACCAGCCTTGTCATCGAATGTAAGAGAGATATACTCTTCTGACAGAGCATCATAGACATAGCCCACAGCTTTTTTCTTCAACATGACATCATGCTTCAAGCTCATGAGGGCTGCTGTGTCACCAAGATGGACAGTTTGCCCATCAAGCTCATAAGCTTCAATTTTGATCTGATCAGTGGGCTTGTCAATATTCCCATTCTTGAATTTGGCTTCACCCCATTTTCTCAATTCTTCCTCTGTAGTAAGATCATTATTTTCATACTCAGCTTCATTGATGTAAGGGTAGGTACCAATGAGGGGGCTGTCCACAGTGACTTTCAGAACCGTGTCTTCTTCTGCTCCCTCTGGTTTGAATGTTGATTTCAGATGTAGTCTTGTGATGATGCTGGAACTGCTCTTGTTCCGTTCATACTGCTTCAAATTTTGATGTGTGGTGATTACCACACCACGATCAAGACCTCTACTTTTCGGAATGTCAATCAGGAAGTTGTCACGAATCATCTCACCTTCCCAAGCACCCACAATGGAATGTTTTCCATCCATCAGGATCTTATAGAGCGTTTCATCTTCTGTAGTGTTGAAAGTTCTATTGTCCATGATGTTACTTGTGAATGAAAATTTCCCAAGTGGTGTCTTAACTGCTGATATCATCGCATTCAAGGCGATTTGACAGGTTGAGTTTGAAACCTTAATAGGGCGGACAGAACGTTTGAAGATGTCTTCTGTGATGTGCTGACAAGTAAGGCTCACTGTGTCATCTTGCTCGCTGATCTCCTTGATCCGGAATAGTTGCCGGCCAGTGACAGGAGTTGGGGCAATGATGAGCATGTCTTCCTGAAATTTCTTATAAATTTCAGTGTCTGTGATTGGATAATCAACCTTGAGAGTGTAGCTCACGTTGATTACTTCTTCAACTTCTGCTTTTGTCGCTTCATGGAGTGGCTGGCCATTCCATTTCACTGTTTGAACATTTCTGTCTAATAGATATAAAATTATAGCCACCCCCAATTCGTTTCAAAAACAAGCGATTGAATGCCAGGTCCTAAAACCACACCGATAGTCTTCTGACCTTGGTTAGCGTCAATTGTGATGAAGTCTCCTGACCACTTCACCAGATTCCCTTTCTTATCAAGGAAACTTGGATTCTGTGGATCATTCACCATCACAGCGCTCTCAGATAGTTGTTCAAGCTTGATGGTTTGCTTTCCAATCGTGAAGCTAGTCTCAGATGAGCTATTTCCTCTTATTGTGATCTTAGGGAACGCTAGTGAACTACCTTGGAGCCTGAGAACACCATTTGAAGCGAGAGTTTGAACATCATTGTTCTTCATGTATTTTGTGGGGTGACAAACAAATGTCACTTCCACAGAATACATTTTAGTTTTATCTCTCTGAGTGTCAGACACCTTTGTCTGATAACAAAACCATCTTGTGAGCTTGTTCTGTTGATTCTCAAGCCAGAAATTCCTTTTGGAAAGGAATTGGACGAATTCAAGGACTTGCAATTCTGTTGGGTTGATGAGTTGAAGAGTGTATTTCTTTTCAATCGCTTCTCTGTGAGGATTCGACTGAATAATATATCCACTAACTCCATCATGGCTCAATAGCTTGTCTTTTGAGAGACCTACTTGAATTGTAGGGCCTTCAAGCACATTCACATCAAATGGAAATGATGAAGTTCCGACTCCATCAATTATCAATTCGTTGTATTTTACCATGCAGGCGCTCCTCTCAATTCTTTCTGTCTTCTCAATTCAGCAGCTATCTTCTGAGATACTTTATTAGCGATCTTCTCAATATCAGCTTCTTCTCTGATGATGTTGTCAGAGATGTTGATGTTGATCACGGTTCCTTGTGGGTCCATTGTTTGGGCGATGCCCCGGCCAATGGCGCTCAAGTTCCGTTCATTCAGTGGCAGGACAGCTTCTTTTCCAGCTTCCCCACCGACCATCAGGCTATTTCCATTCATTCCAAATGCTGTGGGCTTGGTTAAGATCCCACCTTTGGCATACCATTCAATGCCGATACTTGGAATCCCTTTACCTTTCAGCCAGTCCATTGGATTCAGAGAACCACTGGCCTTGAAGTGAGGTAGTGGGATGTGTGGCCACTTGAATTGGAAATTGAAGAAGCCTTTAATTCCATCAATAGCTTTTCCTACTAGATCTTTGGCTCCATTGATAGCACCGCCAATTGTATCTTTAATCCCGTTCCAGATACCTGATGCAGTTGAGCTAATACCATTCCAGATTCCAGAAATCGTGCTTGAAATTCCATTGAATACACTTGAGACCGTGCTTGAAATTCCATTCCAGATGCCTGATAGTGTTGAACTGATACCATTCCAAATGCTTGATGCAGTGCTTGAAATAGTATTCCAGATATTAGACAGGATCTGAGCCATCGCATTGAATACAGATTCAGCAATGCTCTTGATACCATTCCAGATACTTTCAGCGATTCCCTTGATGGATTCCCAAGCCCCAGACCAGTCACCGTTGATGATTTGCATCACAGTCTTAATGATGCCTAATACCACGTTGATGGCTGTTTCTACTACGGTTTTGATGGTGTCCCAAACCGTGGAAATTACGGTTGAAATGTTATTCCATGCGGTTTCAATAAATGGTCCAAGGACATTCATGACTGTTGTCACTACGGCTGAAATAGCGTTCCAGACGGTTTCTGCTGTCTGTCTGATCAATTGTTGATTTTCATTCCACCAGCTTGTGAGCGTCCCCCATATTTGCATTACAAAATCAGAGATAGCCTTGACAACAGTATTGATGACTGACATGATAGCATTCCAGACTGTCTCAACAGCGGTCCTGAATCCCTCATTGGTTTCCCATAAGTGCTTGATGGCCAATACAATTCCGGTTACTGCTACAACAACAGCGGCTATCACCGCAATGATTGGCAATGCAGCAGCTATCAGCCCTCCTATACTCGTTCCAACAGCCACAGCAGCAGCTTGAAGAGCAAGGAAAATGGGGGCAAGTACACCGGCCACGGTCACAATTGATCCAAATACTACAACAAAGTTTTTGACTGGCCCAGGTAGTTGTTTGATCCATTCTGCTACATTTTTGAAAAGCCCTATAAGCACATCTAACGCTGGGGCGAATGTTTCTGCTATAGCCCCACCGACCTCGGCCAGGACAATCGTTAACCCATTTTGTGCTGTTTTGAATTTGTCAATTGGGTCACGAGTTCTTTCATAGGTTTCAGAAACAAGTCCGGCTGACTCTTGTGATGTTTTTCCTAACTCCTCAAAACTCAATGCCCCACGTTTAATGGCATCAACCATCTGAGGAGCTTTCTTAGCACCAAAGATCTCCATGGCAATTCCCATTGCCTCTGTCTCTGATTTACTGTTCTTGATAGCTTCAATGGTCTCTTTGAGACCTTCTTTCATTGTTTTACCTTTTTTAGTGTAAGCCCCTGCCGCCTTTGTTAAACCCGACAATGCGGATGATGAATCAACCCCGCTTTTTTCAAGCTGACCGATCAAAGTGACTGCTTCACCAAATTCAAGGCCTAACATCTTGATTTGTGGAGCACCATCAGTTGCTTTTTGCATCAATTGCTCTACTGACACAGAAGTATCTTGAGATACATAAGTTACGTTATCAAGGATTTCTGTTAAGTCATCAATAGATAAGCCATAAGCCTCCATTGCTTGTTTTGATTGAATTGTGGCCTTTGAAACATCAGTCTCATTAATTTCGGAAAACTTAAGCAAATCTTCTGAAGTTACCTTGAGAGCGTCGCCATTCAGCTTGAACTGTGTATTGACCTCACCAACCGCATTCCCAATGATACTGAAATCAGTAGACATTTCAGTGGCTATTCCCTTAGCGATGTCTTGCATTTGCTCAAGGGATTTGCCACTTGCACCAGTTTTTGTGACAATAGTGTCCATTCCCTCATCAATTTCCCGGAACGCATCTAGAGCGCTCTTCCCAAAATCAACCAACTTTTGACTGATCTCAGATAACTTTTCAGAGAATTGATTCAGTAACTCAGCTTTCAGAAGCTTGTTAGTTTCTTCTAGACCGCCACTGGCTTTTTTTCCTGACTCACCAAGATTTTCCATCTCATTAGCAAGCCCATTGAAGGCAGCCTTGGACTCATTCAGTTGAGTCTCTAGCTTATTGACTTCCGTTGAGTTCTCGCCATACTCTTGTTTTGCAATGGCAAGTTGTTTCTCAAGGTTCTCGACCTGTTGAGCAACAATCTCACTTTGCTTCCCAATCTTTTGTTCAGCAAGTGCCAGCTTATCTGCTTCACTGGCATTGGAACCCATTTGGCTTTCTTGTAACTTGAATGAGCTGACAACTTTGTCACCTTCACTTGCAAGGCGCTGTTGCTCGTTTTGAAGCTCTTTCAGTTGTTCACGGTTGGATTTTGTGGCATTCCCATTTCCGTCTAGTGCCTTATTGACATTTTCAAGCTTGTTCTCATAGCCCTTCAGGATGTTCTCTGTCTGGACAACTTCCCGTTGAAATGCACGGTATTGATCAGCTCCAATGTCTCCACTCTTGAATTGCGCTTCAACTTGTGCTTGCGCCTGTCTCAATGTTTCCAACTTCTCTTTGGTAGTTGAGACTTGCTTTTGAAGGACTTCTTGCTTTTGAGCCAATAGGGTCACGTTCCCTGTGTCAAATTTCAGAGCCTTGTCAATGCTCTTCAATTCTTTTGCTGCTTCAATAGAGGCAGAATTTACTTTTTTCAGGGCATTTTGAAGGGGCTGTGTGTCACCACCAATCTCAATTTTTATCCCTTTAATATTACCGGCCATATTTCCTCCTTTCGCATAAAAATATAAAGAGCGCCTAGAGGTTTCTTGTGATCAATCGTCCATCCATTCGATGAACTTGACCTCAGATTCTTCCTCTCAGCACTCTATTTCAGACTAAAATGAGTCAAAATCTGATTGTGTGGCCTTGCGTGTTTCTGATTTATTCTCAGTGCGCAAATTCACATAATCTGTTTGATAATCCAGAGCCATTCCAATTGAAATGTGCTTCAGATCATCAATTGTAAGCCCAGTTTCTTTACAACATGAAAGGTATGATTCTACTGTAAAGATTTCATCACTGGCTGATTCTGACTTATCTGGTTTTTTTTTGATGTCATCGTGTCATTAATCATTTCCATTAGAATTGGAGCGATGTCCTGCAAAGGAAATTCTTCCATCTCCATGAAAAATTGTTCATAAGGCTTGATGTGTGGATTTCCTGATTTTGTGAAAACCCAAAACAAGCGATTGAAGAAGGTCATGTCAAAATTGGCTAACATGTTGATGTCAACTTCATTGTTGCCATTCTCAGCCATCTGCATGATATTTTGATTTGAGATCATTCCAAATAAATCTTGGAAGAAATCTTTACCAAACTCACTCTTATAAGCGATAGGAGTGTAAGCATTGGTTACAAGCTCATACTCCTTTTCACTAATGATCACACTCTTACGCATTTAAGACCTCCTCAATTACAAAGCTTGATTAGGTTCATAGACCTTTTCAAACCATTTCTTATAAACTTCTTGATCATCCGCTGATGTGATGGAACGTTTCACCACTTGATCACCAGGACGGGGACTAGCATTGAAGCTCAATTCACGTTCATTCACGTTGGTCCCGTTCTTAGTAGCTGATCCACTTGATGGGCGACTTGCTGAACAGTAATACATGACATGGCGTGTCTTGTTAGCATCGCCAGCAAATTCAAACATAAGTGCGAAGTTGGTTGTCTTCGCATCTGCTTTTTCTGTGACCACTCCTGTTGTAGAGTCTTTGATGTCGCCCAAAATTTTTGTTGCGAATGCTTCAATGATGTGTGGGACTTTGAATTTACCTTCGTAACCTTCGTTTGAGTTGACGAAGTAATAATCAATGTTATCAGCTTTCACTGATCCTGAATCCCCTTTAGGGTCCAGCGTCAATTCCATCGCTCCAGGGAAGCGGAATACTTGACCATAAGTGATCACTCCTGCTTCACTGATTGATTGGATTGGTGCCACATGGACATTTTCAAGTCCAAATGTAACTTTGTTTTCAGTCATTTCTTTCCTCCTCAATATAGATAGACTTCATAAGACTTCACAAACAGTCTTTCTGATTCAATAAAATTTTCTTCTTGAACATCATAAAAGAGCTTGTGGTCATTCCACAGCTCTTCCAATCGTTCTTCTAGCTCCTCATCTTTTCGTTCAAATGCCAATTCTACAGTGACAGCACGGATCATGTATGATGCTTGATTGTCTGTCCCTGTGATGGATGGCAAGCTTTCAAAATAGACAAGGTAAGGCAGTGAGGGGACATTTCCTTCCCTGAATGCCTTGTAAGTGACTGGCAAGCCAGCCTGTTCCAAAATTTCTGCAAACTCTGACAGCTTCATTTTCCAAGCTCCTTCAATTTCTTTTCAAAATTCTCAATAGCATGATCTTCTGCCGGCTTGATGTGTACGATGCCGGAAACCCGTCCCCCGTTCCTTTTGATATGCCCAAACTCAAGCAAATGAGGGAGACGGTAATTTGTGTTATGCACTACAAAATTACCTTTCCCCATTTTCTTTTTCTTCCACGTTTTGGCATACTTCCCAAATCGTTTAGGGCTTGTTACTTTCAATTCTTGGACGGTCTCTTCTGCTGTTTCTTCTGCTATCTTGTCCACTTCTTCTTCGACCTCTGTGGAATACTCTGCTAATGCTTTAGCGATTTGACTGGCTAGATCTTGGCTCATGTCATTTTCTCCACCAGAGTCAATTCAAGGATGTTGAGGTTGATTGGATATGTCTTTAAAATCCGGTATTCTTTACCGCCAAACTTAGCAAACTCCTGATTGTTGTATTCAAAACTGTGAATGTCAACAATCAGATTTGGCCGGATGCCAGCCTGATTGGCTTGGTAAAATTCGGACCGTGTAATAGATTTCTTTTTACAAAAAATTGTAGTCTTTACTTTCTCAGTCAGATCTTGCTTGAGCTTGTCCTTACCTGTAATTTTAAAACCTATCAATGTGATTTCATCATTCCACATCTCACACCTCTTTCTTGGAAGAGATTTGCAGATTGTGCAAGCGCCATTGAAGGTGACGTGGTAAATCAACACCACCTTCATAGCGATAAGCAGCAAAGTCAACAATGAACATTTCATGGTCAGCACGATCTGGAACCAATTCAACACCCAGATTGTTTGTTAATTCGCTGATGACGCTTGAGACAATCTTCTCTAGTGTTTTATTTCGCAAATTTGAAGCAATTCCTAATTTAATTTTAAGTAATTCCACTAACTGACCAGTGTCCATGCTATTCTTCCTCTTTCTTAGTTGCTTTCTGGCGCTTTGGTTTCTCTTCAGTGGCTTCTTCTACTTC